TTTTTTTCATAATCCTCCCACGACATACCGCCCTCCCTTGTATCTCTCAAGGAATCAGCAGTGAATCGGGGCTTATTCTGTGTTTCCCCTCCGGCCCCTGCTCCAGATCCCGATCTGGCAGGGTTTGAGAATAGATGCGGATTTTCCTCTTTGAACTGCGGGATATAATCAGAGACCGGAATGAAGTCATCTCCGTGCGGGGTCTTCACCTTTACGGCATCACCCAATTCAGAATCTTCTACGATATTATCCGATAAGATCCTGAACGCCTGATTAGGCTTCACGGCACCAACCTCTGTAAGCATGGATTCCACAGAATGTCTCCTGCGTTCCAATTTCATCTCCGTCTCTCTCGTATCGTTTAGCGTCTGGAGTTTTTCATTCTCCTCGCTAACACGATTCAATTGGGTTTGCAATTTGGAAAGTTCTGCTTTGACTCCCTTGTCGGTAATCTCTGTCTCAGGTGTTGTCTTTGGATCTTCTGCGTCGCCTCCCCCGGAAGAGGAATCTGTAGAATTGATGCTCGACAACATATCCTGTAGATCATCTTTAGTTACCAGATCTTTGGTCTGCCTAGCGAATTGCTGCTTGATTCTCTTCTCCCTGGCCGCCATGATCTTATTCATCTCAGTCTCCGAGATCATCTTCTCCTGGGGTTGGGGTTCCGTATCATCAACAGCATCTTCCTCTGCTTCATTCTGCCTTACCAATAGCCCGTCCATTTCAAAAGGAATTTCGTATATCAATTGTCCTCCATTGGGTAATTGCCGTTCACCGATCGGCCCGGAATAAGCGGATATACTGCCCCGCTATTTGGCAGAATTACCAATTCAACGCACCCTTGGTAAGGTCGAATTGGTCATGGTTTATTGCGATTTTATCAGGTTTTACCACTTCCTGCAACTTGCTTAGGAATTTAGACATCGGCCAAATCTCAAGGATCTCAGAGAAGATCGCCAGATCGATATAGACCTGATGAGTCGTCCTCTCTTTGATCACCTGAACTCTGACGGATAATAGGGATTCTGGATCAGATATCTCCCCAAGGATATTGAAGTGGTTATTGCTCATTAGATCAATCTTTGTCGTCTCCATATCGAAACTGTCCAAGATCGCCTTCTTCATCGCCTGGGGATATAGCGGTCCGCTGCGGCATTTATGAAGTAGGATCCGCTTGTTTATCACCGTCCTCATCTTTTTTCTTCTCGACTTCATCGCTGGCTTCACCCTTTTCTCCGAAACTATTCTTCTGTTGATCTTGCTCCTCCGCTTCTCTTTTGAGTTCGTTCTCCTCGACCTCTTTATGGATCAGATCCCTGATGTCCCTTGAGATATCTCCCAGGGCAGAGTCGATGATCTTCTTCTGCATCTCCTTGTCGTAGGTGTCGGAGTTTATGGCTTCCCTAGTCGCCAGCCATTGCTCGATCATCCCCTCCGTCCCGGCATTAGTGAAGACCAATGGGTAATTCGACCTGTACGAATTCAGAGATTCCATGGGGCTATGAGCGGACTCTCCAGAAATCCACCTCTCTGCGATCTCGAAGATCCTCTTCTCTGCATTGGATAACGCCCTCGCCGCCCTTCTGAGATGCCGCTCCTCTGATACGCTAAAGGAGATTGCCCTCGATCTCCCAGATGCAACATTAGCGGATTTGCTATTGCTAGACAAGGGGTCTATACCTGCGATCCTCCTGATCGCCTCTACGGCATCCCTTTTATTCTCCCGCAGATGATCGCTCATCGATTTCGGGAAGTCTAGATATTTGACCTCTTCATTATATTCCGGATTACGCCTAATGGTGGCCCCAGGCCCAACCGTGATCCTTGTTCTAGTGTCGGAAGATGTATAATCAATAAGTGTGGGATGTGCGTGTCGCCATGAACTATATTGCAGATCGCTGTCTGAAATATAGTTCGATATGTCGTGGTGATATGCGTATTTCATTGGAGAATAAAAGGACATATGAGAATCTCGTTGCAATCCAACTATCGCTATAGGAACAATCCCGAGATCATGAACCCCCTCCCCGATCAATTCAACAATCTTGGTTGTTCCATCTACAGAATTATCAACATCTCTGACCTCGAATATCCTCCATGCGGATCTATCGAATTCCCTGTAGATGGTGATCTTCTGCGGCTCCTCAAGCGGTGTCGTGGATCTCCTTGATTCCTCGCAGATTCGTATCCAATGCAATTCTCCGCATCTGTCTACATCCCAATCAACGATCTGATTTATCTTATATGGTACAGCAAGAATCTCATTGTCACCAACCTGCCTTGTTATTTCGGATGCCTCGAAATCTATAGAGGTATATTCTTTATTATATCCCCCGGAATCGACTGATGGCTTGTCGATAAGTATGAAGGATGCCCCGAATCCGAACGCCTCGAATAGCCTATCCTCCAGGAATTGATCTATGTGGGTTTGGCATCCATCTACATTATCTATAAAATCCGGCCATTTGGACGATAGTTCAGTTGGCCTCGTAGGCGGGCGGGACATGACAGCCCCAACCAATCGATGAAGAACGGGAGCCAACTCCCCCTTGAATCTAGAGAATCTAACACGACGCTCGTAATCCGACGGCTCCTCGTCGTCTCCCCTTTCGATGTATCTCTTTGCGTGATCTTTCACATGATCAAACAAGACATCATTTATTTCAGTCCATCCCACTATGTTAGACTCCCATATTGGGTGCCTTCTCTCTAGTTGCTTCAATAATTCTCTGGACATTATAATTCTCTATCTAATTTTTCTATATCTGGGGTCTTGGAGTATCGCTCCTGCAATTCCTCGGAATAGAATGTTATAGTGAATACTCCGCCACCAGTGTTCTTTCTGCCGATTATATTATATTCCTTATTGCCCAGCATGAATATATCCCCCTCAATCAAATCTTCCATCCTCATTCCACCTCACCGACATTCACGACCATCCATAGGAGATGATGCAATTCGTCCAACAGCCTAGCCGTATCGACAATGACATCCCGCATCCCCTCTTCGATCATATTGGCCTCTTCTAAGATCCTCTGCTTCGGCTTGTCTGAGATCCTATTATTAGTATATAAAGCAAGCCATTCACGCATAAGATCCCGATCGTCCATGTCCGTATATCTGGATCCTACATACGCAATCTCTGCCTTCTCCATCATCCCAGACTTCTTCAATCTTCTGGCGAGATCTATCCATCGATCCTTATCGAATATAGATGTAGATTTCAATTTGACCACAAGGCTATCGATATCTGGATCTGAGAACTCTTGAGTTTTTACCCATCCGCTATCCATTCTTCTTACGCCCCTTCAGGAATGCCTTCGGATGGCGATCGTCGATATCCAAGACATCCATTATGACAGATCGTGGGATAGCCGTCGCCCCTCCGTAAGTCCCGTCCTTCGTATATGAATCGGCTACGACTATCATGTCCTTGTCCTTCCTAACGATCCAACCCACTGTAACGCAGAGTATTGGCGTTATCTCCTTTGGGATCTCTTTTAGTTCACCTATCCATTCGGCACTCGATTGTATGTCCTTCCAGATGACTATAACTAATTTTATCTTAGTCGCCATCCTTCACCCATTTATCCATATCAGTCTTTACCTGTGCTATATTAGGCTTCTTATAAGGGAATACCTGATCAATTATATAATCAGATGTATCGCTCATGTGCCCGAGAGTCCCGCCCTCCGGATGATTCTGGGCCTTATCCTTGGACATCCCGTCCACCATTCTCTGCAATGTAAGATCAGTGATGAGTTGACGACACTTCGGATTTATAATCCACCTGACCTGGCCTTTCGAGTTTGTTAGTAGCCCGTTAGATGCCTTCAATCTACTAAGATGTCGTGGATTTCTCCGTGGAACCTTTCTGATAATCCGACCCCTGAACGCCTGACTTAGCCATTCTTCGATCTCGTCGTAATTCGATACGCCTACGATGGCAGAGGCATCCCCGTAAACATAGATATCCCCTTTGTGGGCAAGCCCTTCAGGCCCGTATCTCTTGATTATCTCACGACACATCTCTGGAGTGTTGGAGTTCTTCAATGATATCTCGTCTATAGTCATCAAGAAGGATCTCCCGTATACCTGATGCACCGAACATGACATGGGGCTTATGTTGAAATCGAAAGAGAAATGCAGAGGCTCCGTCGAGTCGTATCCGGCTTCAGATCGGATATGCTCCTCGTCTGTGAAGTTGTAATAACATAAACCCTTGCCAATATCAATATGCTCCCCGTAGATATAAGCCCTGATCTGATCCTCAGATAAGGTGTTCAGAAGTTCCTCGATGA